CCAACGGTATCAAGCACAAGAACGACCGCACGCTGTACCTTGTTGCCTCGCGCTGCCCGCCCTCCACGTTTGATTACCTACAAGGTAAGCGCGTGATGGTGTGGCACTCATGGGCTGAAGGCCCAGAGATGGACGCCATGGGGCCGGGTAAATTGGCGATTGGTGGCGGCACGACCTCGGGTCTGCGTGCCATCAACATCGGCTACATTATGGGCTTCCGTAAGTTTTTCCTGTACGGCTACGACTCATGCAACAGCCCAGACGGACGTAAGCGGTTTACGGGCGAGTTGCCGGGGCTAACGGTAGACGTATGGGTAGGCGGTGCAGACGGCAAGAAATTTAACTGCAACGCCGCGATGGCCCAGCAGGCCAACGAATTCCAGAAACTGTTTGAGGTGATGCCTGACCTGCAAATAGAGGTCATCGGGCCGGGGTTGATTGCTGAAATTATGCGTTGCCGCCGCAACATGGCGAAGGCGGCCTAATGGCAATCCCGTCACGCGTACTCGGCAGCGGCATCAACCAATTGTCCACCGTCAGTATTTGCGGCGATGGTATTGCATCGGTCACAGCAGCCGGTACGTCGGCAGGCGATGCCACCACGTTGACGTATGTGTACAACAACGTCACAAGCGCAGCCGTTGGGACAGGCGTAAAGTTGCCACCAACGGAGATGGGCGAAACCATCATTGTCAAGAATACGACGGCAAACCCAATTTCCGTTTATCCGTATAACGCCAGCAGTAGCATCAACAACGCAGGGTATGGCACGATTAACCCTGATTGCTCGGCCTTGTTTTTTGCCGTCAGCAATACGTTGTGGGAAGAATTGCAGGGTTTTGGCCGCGCTGTGCCGATCCTGCATTACGGAGCGTTTTCAGACACAACGCTGCAAACGGCGGCTTCCATTGACACCGCCTACGGCATGGTTTTTAACACCACCGACAGCAGCAATGGCGTATCTATCGGGTCACCGTCGTCCCGTTTGGTTGTGGATTATCAAGGCGTCTACAACGTGCAATTTTCTGCACAGTTAGACAAAACCTCGGGCGGCGCAGGGAATGTCTACATCTGGTTGCGTAAAAACGGCACTAACGTCGCCAATACAGCCACCACTATCGCCATCCAAGGCACCGCAGCGCGAACAGTTGCGGCTTGGAACTTTATTATCCAGTTAGAACCCACCAATTACGTTGAATTGATGTGGGCGACGGATGACACAAGCGTTAGAATTCTTGCGGCCAGCGCCACAAGCGTATGGCCGGCCATTCCATCAGTCATTTGTACCGTAACACAGGTCAACAACCTGTAAAAATCCCCACAGGAGAACGGAAATGCTAGACAGTGACATCAACAACGCCGACGCCCAACTTCACGTTGAGTTTTATGCACGCGAAGACGGCCCGAACAAGGGCAACGTTTATTGCCGCATCCAAGCCCCCGGCGACAAGACCAACGTGATTGACCAGCCGTTGCGTGACGACCATAAGGCGCGTTTCCCGCGTCAGTGGTTGTATTTCCAGATGCAGCAGAACGAAGGTGCCGCCTCGCAGATTGGCACGCCGCTGACGCAATGGCAGTCGGACGCACCGGATGACATTAACCGCGACCAGATTGGTGAATTGTCTATCCTCAAGTTTGTCACGGTGGAGCAGTTAGCCCTTGCCTCGGACGCCCAATTGCAGCGCGTCGGCATGGGTGGCATTGGATTGCGCGAGAAAGCGCGTATGTACTTAAATCGCAAGAACCGCGTGGACGCCAACGCAGAGTTGGATGCGACCAAGCAGCAACTTGCAGAACTTCAAGCACAGATGGCCGAACTCATTGCGTCACAAAAGCGCCGTGGTCGGCCACCTAAAGAATTAACGGAGGGATAGTATGGGCAGCACGATGGTGCAATTGGTGCAGCAATGCACAAACGAACTCGGTATCCCGACGCCCTCCACCGTCGCTGGCAATTCCAGCCAAGACGTTATCCAACTTTTGGCGTTGATGAATGCGTGTGGATACGAATTGCTCCGTCGTGCTGATTGGCGCGAACTGACGCGTCAGCATACGTTTTACACGGAAGCCATCACCACAACGGGAACGTGGTCAACGTCCTCGTACACGATTACCGGCATCCCCAGCACGACATCGCTCAACACGACGTATCAGGTGCAGGGCGTCGGCATCCCGAACGCTACCTATGTCACGGCGGTCACAGGATCGTCTACGGTCACGATCAACTACCAGCCGACCGAAGCACAAGTTGACGGGCAACTGATTTTCCAAAAGGTTAAATACAGCCTGCCGTCGGACTACTACAGCACCGTCAATCGCACGCATTGGGATAAGTCTAAGCGGTGGGAAATGCTCGGCCCTGAGTCACCGCAGCAATGGGAATGGTTGCTCTCGGGTTATATCAGCACCGGCCCGCGTATCCGCTGGCGCTTGCTCGGCCAATATTTCCAGATTTGGCCGGGAATGAACGGTGGGGAGTTGCTCGGCTTTGAGTACCGCAGTAACGCGTGGGCCTATAACGCGTTAGGCGTAGCCAAGACCAGTTTTACCGCCGACACCGATACGTGCGTCTACCCAGACCGCGTGATGGTGTTAGGCACCAAACTCAAATACTTTGAGGCCAAGGGTTTTGACACGACCGCCCTCTACCGCGATTACCTTGCCGAACTTGAAACAGCGATGGCGCAGGATATGGCAGCGGCCAACCTGTCGTTTGCCCCGCGACCGGGTACGGTGTTGATCGGTTACGACAACATCCCCGACTCGGGCTACGGGACGGATAGCCAATAATGGCCTCGCCCGTTCGCAGACGGCTTGTTCAGCGCACGACGGCCAACGTGGCGTCGTTGCCCGCCCCTGTCGGCGGCTGGAACGCACGCGATGCACTGGCAAACATGGCCCCAACGGACGCTGTGTACTTGGAAAATATGTTTCCAAGCGTATCCAACGTCAATTTGCGCGGTGGTTACACCAAGCATAAGACGGGGCTGCCGGGAACTGTTGATACGCTGATGACGTACAACGCAGGCAGCACGATCAAATTGTTTGCAATCAGTGACGGCAAAATTTTTGACGTAACGTCGGCGGGCAGCGCCGGGTCAGCGTTGGTTGCGAGTCTCTCCAACTCTGCATGGGAGTACACCAACGTCACGACGGGCGGCGGTAGTTATTTGTATGCCGCGAACGGTGTAGACAAGCCATTGCTCTACAACGGCACAACTTGGACACCAATTGACGGCACAAGTTCGCCTGCCATCACAGGCGTGACCACAACGAGCCTTGAAAGCCCTACGCTTTTCAAGAATCGGATGTGGTTTATTGAGAAAAACACGCTTAAAGCGTGGTATTTGCCGGTTGCATCGGTGGGCGGTGCGGCCAACGTGCTAGACCTTTCTAGCGTCATGCACCTCGGCGGCAAACTGACCGCGATGGCTACATGGACAATTGACGCAGGCTACGGCGTTGACGATAACCTTGTTTTGGTGAGCGATAAGGGCGAGGTCGCGGTATATCGCGGCACCGATCCAACTAGCGCATCCACTTGGGCATTGATCGGCGTGTGGATCATTGGTTCGCCGATTTCGCGCCGTTGCGTGACGAAATACGGCGGTGATTTGCTGATTTTGACGCTGGACGGGCTGATTCCGTTCGCCTCGGCGCTACAGTCGTCGCGGTTAGACCCCAACATCGCGCTGTCCGACAAGATACAGGGTGCTTTCGCCGCTGCCGCACGCACCTACAAGGACACGTTTGGGTGGGCGTTGCTTTATAACCCGCTCAACAATGCACTAATTGTCAACGTCCCCGTCAGCACCGGCCAACAACAGTTTGTGATGAACAACATCACCAAGGCGTGGTGCAACTTTACGGGTTGGAATGCGTCGTCGTGGGCGTTGGTCGGCAATGAACCGTACTTTGGCGGCAACACCTACGTTGCAAAGGCGTGGACAACGGGTGACGGTGGCTATGCTGATGACGGTGAGCCGATCCCGACCAAGGCGCTGCAAGCATTTAACTACTTTGAGACGCGTGGCGTCATCAAATACTTTACCCGCGCACGACCGAGCATCTTTAGCAACGGGCAGCCTGCCATTGTTATCGGTATCAACACCGACTTTCAGACGGTTGACCAGACGGGTGCGTTGTCGTTTTCGCCGACAACCGCAGGGTTGTGGGATGTTGGTTTATGGGATGTTGCGCTATGGGGTTCGGATGTCGTCATCACGAACAACCAATCTGGCGTGACAGGACTCGGTTACTCGGGAGCCATTTCGTTCACGAGTAGCAGTAAGAATTTGCAGATTCAATGGGCATCAACAGACGTTGTGTATCAAATCGGATGGGCTGGAATATAGTCAGCGGGCCGGAAATCGGCCATTGGGTAACGGCGCAAACCGACGGGTCATTTTGGCCAGAGCGGGCAACGGCTATCGGTCTGAAAAAAGACGGCCAGATTGTCGCCGGTACGGTCTATGAGATGTGGAACGGCAAATCGGTCGTTTGCCATATTGCGTGGAACCGTGTAACCCCCGCCTACGTCGCCGCCATCTACGATTATGCGTACAACGTCTGCGGAGTTGATAAGATAATAGGGCCAATCAGCAGTAACCATACCCGGGCGCTGAAACTGGTCACAAAAATGGGGTTTTCGGAGGAGGCGCGGATCAAACAGGC